ACTCGCATACCAAAAGGCGCACAACAAAAAAGAATTTTGGAAAGCGAACCTAAAACATTGTCAAGGATCATATCGGTCATGGGTATATCAATGCGAAGCACATAGGCTAGACATACCAACAAAGAGTGGTTGGTGGTGGCACGGTTTTCCAAAACGCATGGGTGTAAAACAACAGTGGATGGATCGTGTAGAATTTGCTGGAGTCATTGCTAACGGAAGATGTTATAGAGGAAAAAAAGGACGCTGGGTCACTTTCTTAACACTTGGTGTTGACTACGGAGAATACATAGACGTAGTAGTCCAAAAACCTTTTGCTTATAGAGATGGTGACATTATACATGGTTCAGGACGAGTTAAACACTCCAATAATTCGGACTATATAGATAGTAGTGATGTTAAAAGTTATACATTTGCGGAATGGCGATGAAGATTAAATTTATATGCGGCGACAAGCATGTTGCGAAACACTTTCCTGTAAAACCAGCGAGCAAAGAAAGACCTGAGTGGTATAATAAATTACCAGGCTTTCTTGGACAGCCGTTACAGTCGCCTCCAACAATTAAAAAATGTATGCCTATATACGATCATATGACAGCAGGTTATGTAATTTATAATCCCGTTGAACAGGAAATTTATTCAGACGTAAGACAAGACGGTAGTAATATAATCGAATTCCAAAGACGTTTTCCAGATGCCTGGGCAAATCAACCACCTCAGGAAGGACACATGCATGAGCAATGTCCTGTACATGTTAACGGAGACGAAAAACGTAGCTACATAACCTTTAGTGTTCCGTGGCGTATTGAAACCCCTCCAGGATGGTCCTGTTTAATACAACCGCCATACTTTCATTTTGAAAAACGTTTTACGATATTCCCAGGTATAGTAGACACAGATACTATAGATGTTCCTTGGTCAAACTGGCCAGGACACATGAACACCAAGCCTGGAGAGTCAGTGACTATAGCACCTGGCACACCACTTATGCAGGTCATACCAATCAAACGTGAAGATTGGGAAATGGAAACTATAGTAGATGAAGAAGGCAAAAAACGAGATACTAGTCTTAAGTTCTTTTTGACAAATGCTTATGCTAGAATCTTTCACAGAAAGAAGGTATACAAATGATATCAATCGTGTTTTGGATTGGATTTACAGTAATGGTTTTGAACGAAGGCTTTGTAATTATGAGACATGTACATCCTTGGTTCGCACAAAAAAGAGATAATCTAATTGCTACTTACGGAGATAAATGGAAGAAGTTTCATGCCACACTAGACTATGTATGGATTGGAGGAGTGTCCTTAGGAATACTAATAGACTTTTCTAATTGGAAACTTTACGCAATGGTCCTAGCAATCTTTTGGGGCATGGTAGCGTTCTTTGTTTATCTACCATTGTTGTACAAAAAATTAGTAAAATGAAAATAGGTATAGGGGCGTTAGTCACAGCAATAATAGCACTAATAGGTTGGATAATAAGAAAGTTTAAGAAATGAAATTTACAGCAAGTCAACAACCTGTTTTCGCAGACATAAAAGAGAATCTTGAATGTATCATTGATGTATTGGAAACCAACAAGGATTCTGATTGGATACTAACTCCAGAAGGCAGTCTAAGCGGCTATTGTGTAAATCAAACACATGAAAAGAATGATTCAACATACAGCGAATCCTTAAAAGAGTTGGAAACTTATTTACTGAACAACAGGCGTAACCTAGCATTGGGTACAGGACATATTGAACCAGATGGTATGCCGTACAATCAAGTACGTGTGTATAGACAAGGTGTGTTACAGGTTGCTTATAACAAACAACTGTTAACCAATGACGTAGGAGCAATGGGAGAATACTATTACTATCTTCCTGGTAATGCCTGTAACTATTTTTATCTTGATATGGTAGATAGATTCAAAGCATCAGCTTTGATTTGTAATGACGTGTGGGCATTTCCTAGAATGAGTCCAAACGGCAATCCGTATTTCTATAGACAGATAAGTGAAGCTGGAGCAAAGGTTGTGTTTGTAAGTGTGAACTGTTGTACAGACGAGTTTGACCAAACAGTATATAACTTTCATGAATCGCATTTAAGAACACTGAGCAAACATTTTAACATCCACACAGTGGTAAGTTCTGCTTGTACAGATATGAAGGGCAACGAATACAATGGCAAGATACAATGTCCAAGTGGCATCATTGATCCTAATGGTGAATGGATAAAGAAATGTAAAGACACAGGAATGGACAGCGTAAGCGTGGAGATCCTATGACAACTTTGTATATGTATGGTGACAGCTTTGGTGCTGACTGGAGAACAGATTGGCAATGGCACAGACAGTTGGTGTCTAGATTAAACATGAATGGTGCTGACATACAGAGAGTGGTTAACCAATGTGTAAGCGGTTGTTCAAATGATTACAGCTTTGATATGTTTACCAAGGACAGACAACAGCCAGGTGATATTGTAATTTTTCTTTTGACTGACATCAGTAGGCAAACTTATTGGTGGGATAAACCACATGTGGGTAATCTTAAATCTATCACTGACACAGAAACAGCAAAGGAACTTAAAGCAAAAGACAAGGACAAGTACAATGCCGCACTAGACTATTGGGTACACTTAGATGACTATCATGTGAACTTCCGTAGACTAGAACAGTTGGTGTATTCTTTACGTGT